ATCTTGAATGGGCTGAATGCTTCTTCACCAGCTACAACTCCTGCTCCACTTGATGTGTCAGCATAGCGAACACGTAGAGTATGGATTTGACCAACTGGGCCAGTCATTGGTTGTACACCAACTAACTCGTTAGCAATAACGGTTGGCATAACGCGACGAATCACTGGAAGAATCACGCGGTTTAATGTTGCAACGTTACCAGCAGAGGTAGCACCGGCAGTGGCACTTTCTGCAAGATACTTGCGAGTGTTTTCTAATGTTACAGCCATTGTTGATTTACGGGTGCCTTGTAGGCCTTCTAATAGGGCTTCCTTGGTCTCGTTCCAACGGCTTGTGAGTAGTTCAGACATTTAATTTCTCCTTAAATTTTTAATCCAGCGAGCTTACGAATTTCTACGATGTTAGAATCAGACTCGCTACTACCTGCGCTGTTAGGAATTTTATTTCCTGTTACTTCTTTTGCCTCTACTAGTGCCTTACGTTTTTGTGGTTGTTCTCCAGCAATTACTGCTGGGAGGTACTTGTCAAAACTACTTTGTAATTTTGCAGTCTGTACACTCTCAAGTAGCTCAGTCATGATCTGCTTTTGACTGCCGTTTAACGGTGCAATCAAATCTGTCATAATCTGTTGGCGCTCCTGACTTTCCACTAGTGCCTTAATTTTGTGTTCTTTGCTTTCTGCAAGTTGACGAGCTGTTACGGCATCGTTTTTAGCCTGCGCTAAAGCCAACTCTTTTTGGTTTATAACCTTGAGCAATTTTGATGTTTCAGATTTCTCTGAAAGATAACTTGTTTGATATTCATTAGCAAACGCTTCAAACAACTTGCGACCGAAGTCTGCGCGGCGAGCTGTTTCGATATCTTCTTTTAGTTGACCAATCTCTGTGGTTAGAGTTTTTTCAACTGTAGATTCTACCAATTTAGCTGCACGTTGAATGAACTGCTGCTTAACTTGTGTGAATGCCTCACGACCTTCACGAATCAAACGTACTTTGGTTTCCGCAAGCTCTTGCTTGTCTGTATGGAACTCTGCAATTTCCTGAGCCAGAGCCTCAACTACGAATTTTTCAAGTTTAATAAACTTGTCTGCCATCTGTTTCTGATCTTCGTGTAGATCTTTAACTTCAGTAGCTAATTGACGCACAATGAATTCCTTCATCTTTTCAGCGTCTTTTTTAGACTTGGCAACGACTTTTGCTTTTGCTTCAGCTAGTTGATCTCGATCTTCAACAAACTGTGCAATCTCTTCACGTAGTTGGTCTCCCAACATGCGATCAATTGCTTCTACCATGACTTGTTTGTCATGCTCGTAGCGTTGAGCAAATTCTTCACGTAGTTCTTGAGTAACTTGGTTACGATTCTCGGTGATACGAGCATCCCAAGCTTTCTCAATAGACTCTTTGATCTCTTCAGAAATCACATTGTTTTCGAACAAAGTTTTTAATGCGTCCAACATGTGATTCTCCTCTTTATTGGAGTCCGCCTATTATTTTCAATAGGCTTTCTTTAAGATATTTTTGCGCCTTGGGGTCGTCCTGTACTTCCTTCGCTATGCGAAGGCTGCTATAACCACCACGATTATTCATCAGGTGTTCATAGATTGGCGTAGGATACGCTCCCGGAGCACTGGGTTGAGCTACCACATCAACTGTGATAATCTCAAAATCGCTCACTTCACCGGATCCGTCTTCTTTGACGTTTCCGGATCCGCGTGAACTGACTCCTAACTTCACTCCACTTTCTAACATTGCTTTCACAAGTTGTCCCATAGGTGTTGGTAGGATTTTTAATTTTCCATAACCGTTAGGGCCATCCATCCACATTTCTGTGATCATATGGCTCACACGGTCAAGGTTGATTCGTAGGTCATCTGGATGATCCACTTCGCCTAAAACTGAGTATCCACCAGTAATTTGGTCGTTCAGGGTCTTGACAGCCCTGCCGATTTCATTAACAGGATAAACACGCTGATTTTGATTCCTAACGCCGCCTTGAATGCAAATACCCTTCATGTAAAGGTTTTTGCCGTCTTGGCCGTCGGACTCAACGACCATTCTTGCTTGATCAAAACTCAGGTTTTCACGAAGATAATTCATCTACTTAACCTTATTTTGCTCTTTTTGGAGCACCGTTGATAGGGGAACCAGCACTTTTGTCGCCGTTATCTCCACTACCTTTCTTCTCGGCACCGTGTCCTGGCTCTTTCTTCTTGAATGCTGTTTTACCTGCATTGCCGCCTGGAACGTTGATGTTGCCAAAGTTTTCTTCTTTAGTACTTGGGTTGAGTAAACCACCGTTTGTACCTTCGCCTTTAGCTTCACCGCCTTTAGCGATATTAGCAGTTGTGCCGCCCATATCGTTTTTACCTGCTAGTGGAGACTTTGTGTTAACGCCATCATCACCATGCTTTGGGTTTGCTACTTTTTCAATGTATTCACGCATGAAGTTATCGCTTACTGAAAAGCTGTCCTTCATTGGGTTTTCTTCGTCGCCCATGTCATCCATGCCCATGTCGTCACCGCCCATGTCATCCATGCCCATGTCGTCACCCATGTCGTCACCTTCTTCGCCACCCATTAGCTTTTCAAATTCAGCTTTAAGGTCGTCAAGTGCATCTTCTAGGTCAACTACGCGATCTTCGATGTCGCCTTCGCCGCCCATTTCATCGTCTTCACCTTCTTCGCTGTCGATGTCGCCCATGAAGTCATCTGTAGCATCGCCACCAATGTCTCCACCTTCTTCTTCATCGTCGGCTTCGGCAAAACCAAAATTCTCGTCCATTTCTTCGTCATCTTCAGCAGATGCTTCGTCGAGTTCTTCGTCGTCTTCATCTTCTGCTTTGGCTTCGTCCATTTCTTCGTCGTCTTCTTCTTTGGCTTCGTTGAAATCTTCAGAAAGAATTTCTTCGTAGATTTCACGTGATTTTTCAACGACTAGTTGATGGAAAAGCTCTTTGGCTTTGTCTTCCTCTTCGGAAATTAGATATTCGAGCATCTGCTCGAACTTGCTTCGATCAGTCATGTTTGTCTCCTTTATATGTGCAAGGCTGTCAAATATATTTACATATTATTGTAATAATATGCTTGAAATGGTGTGATTTTTAGGAATTTTAAATTCAAACTGGTGCTTGAACTGGAGTTTTATACATTTGTTCTATAAATTTTAACTCTTTTTCCTGTTCTAGAATATGTTGTTCGCTGGCTTTTCTTAATTCATTAATCTGTTTAAGAGTTAATCTAGTCTTTCTAGTATCACTTCTTTTCATAGATGTAGAATCACGATCGCCTTCGTAGCGCATGTCGTTGGCCACTGACTTGGCGTCAGCACTTTGATGAAATAATTCGCGAAGTATCATAGCAATATTTATGCCGCTGGCGGACTTGCCGGTGGTGCTCCACCTGGAGGTGCTGCGGCTGCGCCGCCTGGAGGTGCTGCACCTGCCATATCTGGTGGTGCTTCTGTGTCTGTGGCTGCGGCTGCGTCTGCTTCTATACCAGCTTGACTCAATCCCACACCACGCAATTCTCCTGAACTGTCTGTGGATGCTAATGAACCTTTGCCGTTTTCTTCAGACCATAGACGTTCGTTTTCTGCCATTTCTTCTTCACTTAAACCAAGGTATCGTTTAAGTGCAAAACGTTTAGAAACATAGGGAATTTGCTGTATAGCGTTGTAGGTATTGATACGTTGATTGTCTAATTCTGCCTGTCGATAACTGGCAAAGTTCTGTGGAGGTTGAAACTTTAATTCAAATAATGCATTGTCAATGTTGATGCCGCGATCATAGAGATATAGTTTAAATTCTTGATCAAATATGTCTGACATTAGACTCTGTAGTCTCTTACAGTATTCATTAAATCGCAGTTCTTGAATATATGCTGTGCCAACACGCCCGTCGTTATACTGCGCCTGGCTGTCATCTGCACCTGTTGGCAGATAGCTACTTGGAATTCTTAAGCCACGAAATAACTTGTTAGTAAAATATCTTAAGTCGTCAATTTCACCAAGATTCGTTCCTCCTGGTAGAGTTTCAACTTTACTTCCTCGTCCTTCAGCGGTGGTTGGGAAGAAGTAATCTTCATTGATAGATAATGGATTGTATGCTGAATCAACAACATTACCACCGCCACCAGTAGCACTAGGAATCCTACGTTGATGTATTTCATTTTTAACCCTTTCAACAAATCCCATGGCCAAATGGCTGGGCATGTTACCAACGTCAATGTAAAAAATACGTCTTTCTGGAGCACGTTGTATACGATAGATTAAGATAGCATCTTCTAGTAATTCTTTCTGTTTAAACACTTTAAAAATGTTTTCTAACAAGCTGTTACCAAAAGGATAGTTGTTGTCAAGACCTTCTGATAGACTTAAATGAATCACATGTTTAGCATCAATAGCCAGTTCATTTTCAAAAGTATTGAATCTAGATCCTGTAGAAGAAGGTGCATTATAAGTGCCCACCATGCCGCCTGCGCTGGCACTGCCCGCAGCGTAACTAGTACCTCTGCTGATTGTGTTTGGACTATTTGGACTTAAAGTAGTGACCACAAGATCAAAAAAGTTAGGATTAAGATCTCTAATTACATACTGCTCAGGCTCTTTGCCTTCGCTTTCATTGACAATAATTTTAACTAGTTTACTAGGATCAATGTAAACCCACTTTTTATTTTCTGGATCTCTTACAAATATTGCATCACCGTATTTGAAAACATTTCTTACAATACGAAAAATTCTTGTTTCGAATTGCTGTAGCTTACACCATTGCTGTAGATACTCGCGCAATATGGCAATTTCGCTGTTGGTAGCTTTGTTTTTAAAGTGCAAATGAAACGGAGTTGTGTTTTCTCTATTTCTCTGTGTGCAGAATTCTGCTAGAATGTCTAGGGCAGCATTAACTTCGCTGTCCATATCCATAGTATCATACTGCATGTATCTATGGATTCTGTTTGGTGCGCCAGAATACACTTCTGGTAAGAAGCTATTATAATTTTTTCTCGCGGGGCCCATGCTGTTGCTGTTGGCCATTGGGCTAGATGATCTAGACTGCGAATTGACTGTTACCGGTGTAAAATATTTTTTCCAGCTCATTATGCTTTCTCGTAGACATTGTTTGAATTGGCCTGTACTGCTCGAATTTGTTTTCTACCAATTGTTTCAGTTTGTTCGAGAAGACGACTCATATTACTATTTAACGAATCTAAACTCTTAACTACATCATCTAGAGTAGCAACTTTAGCTGGCGGTTTCCCAGCAGTTTCTGTCTGTTTGGCCGCATCTGCCTGTCTTTGAATTCTAGCATTTTCTCTTGCTGTATCAGCATCTGTTGGCTGCTGTGCATCTTCAGATTTTTTAGCCAATGGCGCTGTAGCTGTTCTCACTGACGGAGTAAATCCTGGCAAGTTAAGACTATTCAAATCAATTTTAGGTAACTCCATGTTTGAAGTCATTTGAGCTGCTACACCGTCTAGTGCAGATGTTAAAGCTTGATCACCGCCAAAATTAGAATATAAACTGTCTGCACTTTCCGACAAACCTGTCATAAATTCTGGAACCATTTTAGTTAAATTTTCAAATTCAGCCGCTGCTAGATTAAAAGCCTTTTCATCTTGAATGATTGTTTTTAATTTTTCAGCAGAGTCGTTGGCCCAGCTCTGTAGATTTCCGTCCATGTCTTCGTAGAAATCTTCCATCTTTGCACCTGCAGGCAACATAGCTTCAATAGCATCTTCAGTCATACCTTTGATATTTTTACCAATGATATCTCTGTGCAGTTCGGCGGCCTGTAGTATTTTCTGTCTACCTTCGTGATCTATTTTTAATTCTTCTTTGCTAGATTCTTCTTTTTCGCTAACAGCGTCTTCGTGTAGTTCGCTCAACTTGGCATTTGATATTTTAATCATTGCCAATTCTTTTTCAACAATTTTTTTAGTTTCTTCTGCTGCGCCTTCTTTACGCTCTGTTTCATATTTGATACCAGCGTCAACTCGTTTAGACAACTCAGTAAATGTTTCTTCGTATTTTTTAGAGATAGCTTTGCCTTCGTCACTGGCCATTGCAGCTTTGGTAATATCGCCTCGACTGGCATTAGGACCTAACTGTTCTTTAATTTTATCTCTGAGTGCTTGTTTATCAATTTGAAATTGTTCTTTGGCTGCATCAAGTGATTTTTGTGCAGCTTTACTATCATCGCTTTGAACTCGTCTAGTAGTAGTTTCTCCTCCGCCGGACACTGAACTGATAGTCGTAGATATGTCTTTGGAAATTTTAGACATATCTATGCCAGCATTGGAAATACTGTTTCTCATGTTATCAGACATAGATTTAGCAAAATCATTTACTTTGCCAGTGGCTATAACCTGACCTTGTTCTTCTGGTACTACTAGTTCTGGACCTTCTTCACCTACCCAATACGGTACACCTTTTTTAACTGGACCACCGTCTGCTCGTTGCTCTACATTTGTCCCACCACCTGGTTGCTGTGCTCCGCCAGCTGCTCTATTAATATTAACAGTATTTGGTTGATTTACATATAGTTCTTTAACATTGTTAAATCCGTTTTTTAATCCTTCAGTAATACTCTTATAGAAATCAGAAAAATCTAAATCGCTTTTTCCTCGACGTTCATCAGGAATATTTGTGCCTGCATCTTTTCCTTTGTTTACTGCGGTATCAACTGCGGCTCGTGCGTCTAATGCGGTTTTAATTTTAGGGTCTTGTTGTGCTAGTTGATTGCGAAGTTGCGTTATTCCGCCAGGAGATTTAACAGCATCTTTAAGAAGTTTTTCGCTAGTAGTATTCTGTGCTTTGGCTAATTTATCAAGCGCCTGAGATACTTGTTCTCCAATTGTAGATCTCAGAGCGGCATTTATATCTTTGATACTTTCTGCATCTTGTCCCGGAACTCTTTTTTGTTGTTTTGCTAAATCATCTAAACCAGCTTTAATAGCAGCAATCTGAGCATCACGTAACGCTTTGGTTTGGTCGTTGCTGAAAGGTGTTGCTGGTCCTTGTCTTTGATCTATTTTGGCTAGCCCGCCTTGTATTCTCTCAATCAGCTGGTCAACACCTGATTCTATTTTTCCTCGGGCACCACCAGTCTGGAATGAATCGTTCATTCCTTTGAGATTTTCTGCAAATTTACCAAGTTCTGGATTAACAAATTCTGCCAGCGGCAACACTAGCTTATTGTTTAACGCTGCTGTTACATCTGACATTCTACCTTCTAACTGTATTACAGCATCTGTAGTTCCAGTTCTTGCTGACTGTTCTTTCTTAATTGCTGCATCGGCTAGTTCTAGAGCCTTTGTTCTATCTTTTGCATCTTCTAAATTAAGATTGTTTTCTTTTGCTACTGCTCGTAGAGCATCATTGAGTTGTCTACTGGCAGCAACACCGTCTGCGGCAGCACGAACATCTTGAGATGCAATACTTAAATTAGTTCTAGTCATCTGCTGTTGAGCATAGGCAGCAGCAGCTTCTCTAGTAAGACGTCTTGCTTCTGTTTCGTCACCTTTTTTAGCAGCGGCTGCTGCTTCAAACATTAATTTCTGTGCGGCGCCACCAGCAAGTCCAAATTTTTCTGCCATTTCTTCTGTTGGACGTTCCATGCTGAAGATTTGCTCTTGCATTTTAGCAAAATCTTTACCCCCAATTTGGCTGGCTGCAGACATTTGGTTAAACGCATTTCTCACACCTTCGCCGCCTTGGATTACTGCCAGCTCAATACCAGCTCTTACCTGACCATCTTCTTGTTTTTTTCTTAATTCGTCTTCCTGTTCTTTTCTGCTTTTGCCTGTGAGTTTAGCCACAGCATCCATTTCTGTAGCTAGAGATTTTGCAGAATTGATCTCTTTCTGCAGAGATTCTGCACTCATTTTGTCTTTTATTTTTGTCGAAGTTATTTGTGTTAACAACAATTCATTAATTTCTTTGTTGTTATAACCCATACTACGTAATTCGTCTGCGGCACCCGAATCATAAAACGCTTTGCTAAAATTTGTAAAAACTTGTGCGCCTTTGGTAACACTACCACCTAGACCTGAAAGATATTTTGAACCGTCTTGTACAACTTGACCAAATTCACCTAATGTCATGCGGGTGTTAGCAGCATTTACTCGCATGCCTACTACATCATTGTTAAATCCAGCACCTGATTTACTTAAATCTCTAAATACGTCAATGCCGTCTTCAACATATTTCACCATACCATCTAGTGCGTCAGCTCCTACACCTAAAACATTTGCTAGTTGACTACCTTTAAAACCTGCAAGTTCAAAATTATTAGCAAATGATTTAGTAACATCACTAACTTTAACCCCGCCTTTTACAAAATTTCCAGTAAGATCAAAGAGGCTTTTACCAACTGCACCAATGCCTCCTGCTAGTTCATTTACAGACTTTTCAAAGAACTTGCCAGCAACTACACCAGCTGCACCAATGACGCCGGCGCCCCCAGTTCCGCCCCCAGTAGTAGTGCCTCCAGTAGTAGTGCCTCCAGTAGTAGTGCCTCCTGTTCCGCCGCTACCACCCATGCTACCACCAGATCTTGACCAGTTGCGTAGTGCGTTGTAAAATGCTTGTTCTAAAATAGGTTGATCAACTCTCGGGTCTAATGCCATAAATTTTTCCAGGAAAATATTGGTATATAAATACTCATATATTTATCGGGACTAAAAATGAGCCAAACCAATCTGTTACAAAAGTACTTTAGACAGCCAAAAATCTACATGACATTGCCTAGTAAGGGGCTTTACTACCCGCCTGGACAACTAAAAGGTGACTATACCAATGTTCCTATCTTTGGTATGACCGGCATGGATGAGATCTTGTTTAAGACTCCGGATGCTCTGTTTAATGGAGAAGCCAGCAGTAAA